TGCATCCGCTGGAATTACTAAAGTAGACGCTATAAAATAAGAGTTAGACGAACGTAAAATAGAAACACTTACCTCTACGTTACTTGTTCCGTCTACGTTAGAAATTAAGAGAGCGTTCACTTTAAATACTTTGTTGGAACTAGCAGAATTAGCAACAATAGAAGTTGCAGTGTTATCCGTAAGATCCGAGGATTTTAAAACCGCCGTTTTACCAGTAATGGTAGCGACATTAACTATGTTAGGTGCTGTCATATTTTAACCTCCAAATACGATAGCCATAGCAATCGCCTTTCCTGTGCTAATTCCGCTTGAGGGTGCGGCAGCAAACTCTAACGCTGTAGCTCCGCTATTCATTTGTAAGATTTGACCCGCTGTGCCTAAGCTTGAGGGCGTGTCAGTGAAATCTAAAATACTGTCATTTGCCAATGAACCGTGTTCAACCACCTCAACCACATCGCCAGAAGCAAAAGCTGAAAAGCCTGTGATCGAAGTGCCGTTGCTTGCTGTGAAATCTACGCCGCCGCCTCTAAGCTTAACGCCGTTCTTGAAGACCGCTACTTTATCAGGAGTGTAGTCTACTGTAACCGAAGTTGCCCCTGTCGTGACCGTAGGAAACGTACTGGCATACGGGCTGGCAAACGGTGCGCCATATTCGACAACTTCCACAACATCGCCTACAGCCGTTGCGCTAATAGTGATCTGCGTATCAGTAGCCGTAACTTCGCTGTCTTGCAGCTTAACGCCGTTGAGAAACACTGCAATGTTAGCCGCTTTCCAAGAGCCAGTGAAAACAGTTGTACCTGCAGAAGAAACTACAGTTTTCGTAGTAGTGATGGGTACTAAAGAGCCGCCAGAAGAACTGCCAGAGCTACCACTAGCCGTAACAACGCCAGAACCATCTATAGATAAACCTGTACCGATCTTAATACCGCCAAGCGTAGAGCTAGAGGCAGTAGGCAAAGTGTAGTTGTTAGCGCTGGTAGCCACCCCATCTAGCTTTGTCTTGTCGGCTGATGACATAAGGCCATCGGCTGATGTCGTGGCGTTGGAGTAGGTTGTACCACCCATAGATACAGCGCCACCCATACCGCTGTGATTAGCGCAGTAGTAGTATAATGCTGGGGCGTCTTGCTCTAGCTTGACCTCAATAATAGCACCCGCACTACCCGCCGTACCTATACTCGTAATGCCTGTAGTGAACTGAGTTCCGCTGTTGTGAGTGCCATCTGAGGTGGTACTAAAGCGTAGAGGGTGACTAGCATTTGTGCTATCAGAAACATCAAAGCGGTAGGTAACAGACGGTACTAAAGTAATCGTTTGATTAGCAGTACCATCAATCAGGTAATTACCACCCGAAACAGTAACCGTAATATCAGCATAAAGCAGATCAAGATCATCTGCAGAAGCACTGATAAAGACCTTGGCGCTACCAGATAAACTAAGTAACTGACCAGTGCTAGAGCTAGTTAAAGTCCTAGAAGTTAAGCTAGGGCCACTACTATCGTATACTGCAGTTCCTACTTCCCAAGCACTGCCATCTTCAATCACATAACGTAGAGTATGTCCATTTAAAGAAGTAGGTACTACTTGAAACCCAGACTCTGCAGAGCCTAAGCTTATAGTAGTACCTTGACCAGTAGTAGATGTACTGACTTTTACACGATCAGCAAACTTTGCCATAAGTAGCCCTAACTATTTAGGTAAGACGAATAACAGCGTTTGTAGCATCGGCTGTTGGGAACTGTACAGTAAGTGTACCAGAGGTTGCACTAACCGTGCCACCAAAGTCAAATACTGCAATAGCTTTGTTTGACTGAGAAGAGTTGTAAATAATACAACCATCTGCAGAAACTGTTACGTTGCTGAAAGCTTCATCAGCAAAGTCAACAAAAGCTGTAGTTCCAGTAAGTGTAATAGAAGGATTATCTAAAATTCCCCCGCCAGCACTATAACCAGTACCAGAAGCTTCATCAGAGTTACCTGTAACGTCAGAGTAGTTAGTAGTTGCAGCACCATATGTGCCTGTAGGAGTAGCTTTAATTAAAGCTAACTTTAAAGTATCCGTATCAAGATCGTGAACACCTCCAAGCAATTCTTCCTTGAAAGTGCTGCACATTGCCGTAGTGATTGCCATAAGAGGTATCCTTTTTCAATGCAAGACTGAGAAAAAGAGTAGGCCACAGTTAAGCAGCCTACTCTCTAACTATTTAAGCAGCGTTGTATACTGCAGTTACCAGAGCCTCTGGACGTAGAATTTTACGCCCGTAAAGATGCATACCGCGAACAATATCAGCGAATGAATCTGGGTCACGATAAGTCTCAACTTTGTTGAGTTGCTGTGCAGTTGCAACAGCGGAGTCGTGTCCAGCTACAATAACGCCATAGTTATCGTCCTGTGCAGTAGTACCTGTGGTTCCGGGGCCAGTTCCCTTCGCAGGAAGGTTGTTTGACTGGTAAATACGGAAACCGTGAAGGTTGTTAAGTACCAGACCGTTTTGCAGTCCTGCACCACCGAAGTCAGCGTTCAATACGCGAGAATCTTCGTCTTTCAACATTTCCATAAATACCGGGTCAACACAGAGCCAACGACCACGAGTATCAACATTAGCCTGATCCAAAACGCGACCCATACGGGCTACAACTTGGAGAGGTGTTGCTGTGGTAGCTGATGCTGCAGTTGCACCACCAAAGCGAGGAGCCAACGGAATTGAGTCACCAGTTGTAGCTGCAGAAGCTGTAGTAGTGATGTTTCCGAAGTCTGACATATCCAAATGATTGGCTTTCAGAAATTCTCCGTCAAGTTGGTTTGCCGTTTGATGCGAAGCAGTACCACTTACAGTAGTAATTTTTGCACCTGCAGCTGAATAACCAGACATATATGACAATACGTCAGCATCCATAGCGTCAGCCATTTTATATGCTGCACGATCAGATGACAAGCGCATAAAGTCGTGATGTGCTTGTTGCTCTTCGATATCGTCAAGCTTGAAGGCAAAATAGTTGGCTTTGTCGATAGTCAACTGAAAGTCATTGTCAACGAGGTCTTGTGCCGAAACGGTTGTACCACGTAGCAAAGCATTCACAGTGATATCAGGCTCCTTAAGAATACGCACTGTATCCCCTTGGTTCGCAATCTCACCAAAATATTCTGAGTTAGTAATTGCATTTACAGTAGCAGCCTTGCGGAACGCAATCTGTGCCTGTTTTGAGTAGATAACGCTGGAGAATACTCCATTGTTCAAGTTGGTATAGCCAGAAGCTTTTCCAAATGCAGCCATAATTAATCTCCTTATAGATATGACCGTTGAGTTTTACAGATCCATATCCACAACAGAGGCCAAATCTTATTTAGGTAGCTTATTATTAAGGTATGCCTACCGTATCTAATAAGGGCTAAACGTGTCTGGGTAGTCTTTTAGTGGCTAGAGTCTTAGTTTAAATACACATTTTAAGTGCACACTATACAAGTTATACTAAACTTGCAGCTATTGTCAATACTTATTTTGACAAATCATAAATAAATTTACCCGATTTCTGAGCTTCGTGTATTTCTTCGTGATGTTTTTCAAACTCTTTGTCACTCATTTTAGCAACATTTGATTCACGCCAAAAGTTTTTACTCTCATCATCGTTTACAGTTGTTCTACCTTTAGTCTTAACAGAAGAGGCAGCAGCCTTATCTGAACTATTAGTAGACTTAGCCTTAATACCTTTGTGTGACTTATAGAGATCAATAGCTACAGCTACAGATTTAGCATCCTCTGAGTTTTCATATAGAGCATCTTGTACAACTTTAGGTTGTTTCTCTGCCCAGTTGTGAAAATCATCTGACGCACGAATCTCTTCAAAGTCAGGGTGTAAAGACATAAGCTCTGCTTCAGCTTTTTCTTTCTTAGCTTGAACTCGTAACTCTTCTATTTCTTTGAGGCGCGTGTCCAAGGAAGAAGCTTTTTCAGCAGCTTTATTTTCTGCAATAGCTTCGACAATACCCGCAACATCAGGGTACTTAGCTGTCCAAGCCTCAATCTCTTCCTTAGATTTGGGAAGAACCAGTTCATTCTTAGAAGCTTTTTCAAGTTGTCCTTGTAGCTTTTCAAACTTTTCATTCCAATCTTTTTCCTTACTCTGTAAAAGCTTACGTATATCACCGTATCGCTTTTTAAAAGATTTCTCTTCAGCGCTTAGTCCATCTGTTCCTGCATCATCCGTTTCGGACTCTTTGGATTCCACTGACCGTGCTTCTTTTTGTTCCGTATTACTCTCATCTGAAACTTGGGTGTCCTCAACGCTTTCGCTATCGGGTTCCTGATTATCTTTTGCTTCTTCATCGCCCTGTTCACCTTTTAACAGTGCATCTAGTTCACG